AGGGGAGATACTATCCCCCCATAATATTATTAACCAACTGTTACTATAGCGGTCAATATTGCTTCAGGAACTAATGCTTCAGGATCAAAAGTAGTCACTATAGGAAACGTAGACGGTCTTTCTGATGTTAATATTTATGGAGTAGTTGGTATTAACTCTAGTACATCTGCTGGAGCTACTACTATCGGTAATACAGTTGCTGGTGCTGATGTAACTATATCTAGCCAGTCAGGAACAGCAACTGCTATTGCATTGACTGTTAGTAATGCAGGTGGTGGTATTACTGCAACGGTAGGAACTGAGAACTTTACGGTCACCGGTGGAAGTGTCGCATTTTCTACTCCAAATACTGGTGTAAGACTCATTGATAGTATGGGTAACAATCCAATTATTATATGTGGGCTTGGAGCTCCTTCGGTAGATGCACCTATCGGATCTCTCTATTTGAGAACTGATGGATCTGGTGTTAATAATCGTGCATATATAAACACCAATGGATTTAGTACATGGACCGCTATAGTAACAGTTGGTTAATAATATTATGGGGGGATAGTATCTCCCCTTACTTAAGGAGACGATATGTCTTATGGTATTAAAATAATTCCGGATACATTAAGATCAATAGCATTTGGTGATATAGGAGCAGATTATGTTGCTCTTGGTAGTGTATTTGTTCATCCGATGAGAATCATAAACATCCAAAATTTAACTAATGCAGTACTTACATTCTCATTTGATGGAGTAAATGATCATCAAGTTGTTCCGAATGAATCGGGTATAATATTCGATTTTTGCACTAATAGAGTTGGAACATTAGGAGCAGTAATCGGTATAGGTACTCAGATATGGGTTAAACAAACATCAGAAGCTCCAGCCTCAGGTGATGTCTATTTGAGTTGTTATTACGGATTTGGAGAATAATATGTCACAAATACAATCATTTATAATGGGAGAAGGTCCATCAGGTCCTGTCCTAAGCTTGCAACCAGATATAGGAACTCTAGTATCTCCAGATGGTGCAGGAACAATTAATGTACTAGGTCATGCTAATGAAATTGGATTTGCTCAAACTTACGGTTTATCTAATACATTATTAATAATACCATTGTTTGCGACTGCTACTACTAGTGACGCAACTCCAATTGCAATGACTCCGGCAAATGCCAATGTTTTCCCCACACTTACGGCCAATCAATCATATGTTATGACTGCCAATGTAATCGGTCAGAAAAGTGATTTTTCTGCTGCTTGTGGTGGATTTGTTACTGCCGTTGCTAGAAAGGCATCTTCCGGTTCTTCAGTATTAGTGGGAAATACTCCATTGATTAATAGAGATTCAATGACAGGAACTCCTATTTTCGCTTGCCTTCTTAGCGGAGATACATTCCAAGTTGTTGTTCAAGGCGTAGTAGGTGAAACATGGAATTGGACATGTACATATCAATATCAAGCAAACGCAGTAATTTAAGGAGAAAACATGTCACAAGCAGATTTAAGAAATAGTGCTGGCAATCCATATCTTTATTTGGAAGGCGCTTCAGGCGCAGCAGCAGCGGGTTTAAATGTAGGAGGAGGAGATCTATTTAATATAGTAGTAACAAGTGCTGCATCCGATATAGATCCAACTTCCGGAACTCCATCCATAAGTATTGATCCTAGTGCTAATGGCAATATAACATTTCAACCAAATGGAACCGGTGAATCGGTATTCGTCACGGGAGATGTTAACATCGAAGCTGGCAACTTAGATATGCCTAATACTACCATTGGTGGGGCTGAAGGGGTTATAAATTTAGGCGGGAATCGATTTGTTCATAATTACGGAGCTCGAAATACTTTTATAGGTGATATTGCATCTAATTTCAGTTTAACAACCGCTGATGCAACTGATAGTGTAGCAGTTGGTTACAGCGCTCTAAATGCTTTAACAACCGGACCTTATAATGTGGCAGTGGGATCTAGTTCATCATTATCTATTACTACAGGGAATCAAAATACTGCAGTAGGAATGCTTTCTTTGGCTAATACCACTGTTGGTACCGATAATACTACGATTGGTTTTTCTTGCGGTGGAAATCTTCAAGGATCATCATCTAATGCCAATGTTCTTATAGGAACTAGCACTGGTATTAACCTTTCTACTAATTCATCAAATAATATTATGGTTGGTCCCAATGTTACGGGATCTTTGAGTGATTCTGCTACAATTCGTATTGGTAATCAGAGTGGTGGAAACCTTCAAAGTTTATGTTACATCGCTGGTATTGCGGGATCTTCTAATACACCAACTGGTGTTGTAGGCGTCGATGCATTAGGTAAACTTGCTGGATCTAATGGATCTAATGGTGAAATACAAATAGGTGGGGGAACTGGTCCGGTCTGGGCAAATATAACTTCTTCTGGAAGCACAATTGCTATCACTAATGGAGCAAATACTATTAATTTAGAGTCAGCTATTACTCCTGGTGTCACGTGGTCCGTAGTGACAGCTGCTAGTCAAGCAGCTGCAGTCGGACATGGATACATTGCGAATAATGCAGGTACTGTTGTTATTAGTTTGCCATCGGTTAGTGCAGTCGGGGCACTATTAGAAGTCACTGGAATTAATAATGCTACTGGTTGGCAAATATCTCAAGCAACAGGACAACAAATATTCTTTGGCGCTAGTTCTACTACTTCTGGAGCTACAGGTACTTTAACATCATCAGCAACAAGAGATAGTGTTAAGATGGTATGTGTTGTTGCAAATACTACATGGAATGTGTTAAGTGCTGTAGGAAATCTAACATTAGTTTAGGAGAAGATATGTCTTCAACAAATAATGCTCTAAATAATTCGAGCAGTACTTCTGTAGCTTCAACGACACAGACATTTACTGTAAGTAATAGTGATAATACATCTACTTCTGCAGCAAAAGTAGTTGTTAGTGTAGGAGGAGGAACTACTTCGGGAGATCCTCAGACAAGTTATGTCGTGACGGGTGCGACTACATGGTCTATCGGTGCTGATAATTCAATATCAGATCAATTTACTGTAGCGGCATCTGCCACTTTAGGAACATCAAACACAATGACCATAACAACTGCAGGCCTTGTTCAGTGGCCATCACAACCATCATTTCTAGCTTATTTGGCTACGAGTGATACGAATGCGACTGGTAATGGAACGGTGTTTCAACTTGGCACTGTTAATTCTTTTACAACAGTATTTGATAAAGCATCTAACTTCAATACCAATGGCACATTCACTGCTCCCACAACAGGTAAATATTACTTATCAGGTAATGTTGAATTAGATAACTGTACCATTAATACAGGCATTCAGATTCAGATCATTACTACAGCACGAACTTATTCTAATCAAGTTAATCGTGTAGCAGCATCTACAAGTAACGCTATAAGCTTATCAGCATTAGCTGATATGAGTGCGGGAGATACGGCTACATTAAATGTGACTGGTTTTGGAGAGTCGGGAGCTACTGAAACAGTAACAGGTACTACTGGTGGATTGATTAATTATTTCTGTGGTTATTTAATGGGGTAAATCATGGCATCAACTAATAATGTTCTTAATAATGCATTAAGTACTTCAATAAAATCAGCAGTAGAAACATTTACTATAAGTAATAGTGATAATACTGGTACATCTGCCGCGCAAATGATCATTAGTGTAGGTGGTGGAACAACAACAGGAGACCCTCAAGAAAGTTATATTATTACTGGAGCAAATACATGGTCTATTGGTGCAGATAACTCGATATCCGATCAATTTACTGTAGCGCATAATGCTGCTCTTGGAACAAGTAATATGTTTGTTTCTTCTACTACCGGAGTTAATAGTTTCCCATTACAGCCATGCTTCTTAGCGATTCCGACAGGAAACCAAACGAATGCTACTGGTAATGGATCAACGGCATATACTTTAGGAACAACCGTTGGCATGACAAAGATATTTGATCAAGGAACGAATTTCTCTGGAGTTACATTTACAGCACCCGTTGCGGGGCAATATTTGTTTTTGGGGTCAGCTACTATAACTAATTGTCTTGTAAGCACAGGTGTACAAATACAGATAATTGTATCAGGAACTGGAAAGAGCGCTGTGAAGACTTTGCTCAGGCCTGCTTCTGCAGCAGATGCATCTATTAACATATGTTATATCACTTCACTCCAAGCAACAGCAACAGCGGTATGCAAGGTTTCTGCACTTGGAGAAGCTACCAATAGAAACACTGTAGTAGGTGGTACTAGCTCGGTCGTAAGTTTTTTTGCTGGTTATTTGATGTGTTAGGATAATTATTATGGAATGGTAGTTCTAAATAATAATGGTATAATTTAGTAAAGATCATTTTTTACCCGGAACTCTTATGACCCTAAACTCATAAGGGTTCTTTTATTTAGTATACGTATGGAGCTGTTGGCATTGCCCAATATTGAGCTGCATTTATTACAAACCCATTTCCAATACTTTGTAGATTCTTTATTTGCGAATCAGTCCAGTAAAAATGGAATTGCATAACTTCGCCATCTGTTTGGAAATAGATTCTATGCCAGAATTGTTCTTGGCTTGCTTCAAATGGAACGAGAACATACGGAGACGTTTCTAATACCCCAGTCCCTAAAAGAGTACCAGTAGCAAACGCTTCTTGTGTCATAGGGGTTTGTGAAGCACTCGATAGATAGTCTACCGTTATTTGTCCAGCTGGTGTCTTATCAACATAGTAATCAGCATATGCCAAATAAGCACGCCTTCCTACTTCATGAAAGAAATTATATTGCTTGGTGTATATTTCTACCTGAGAAACTCGTTCGATGGTACCACTTCCTTTATATGTTGTAGAGGTAACATCAAATACAATACCATTGATTACTAATGTATTTCCATCCACATATGCAGCTTGTTGAATAGTCCCATTTAATGATGGGAATCCAACGCCACCAACATCAGTTGATTGAATATTATTCAAGAATACATAATTTGCTTGAGGCGATATATTATGATTAATAATGGTCATGGTCACGGTCTGATTAACTGCGTTATATACCATATTCGTTATCTGTAATGACATGCAATTGCGAGATAAGTCTGGTGTTAATATGAATGTCCATCCTTGTTGATTCCCACATATTATGGAACGGAAAAGTTCATATGTTTGCCCAGGATGCCATTGAAAATTCATATTCTGCCACTGTTCATCTATATTTTCCCATATGAGAAAATTACTCTGCAAATAAAAATAGCCTAAAGCAGTAATAGAATCGTCAAATTGTGCCCATGAATGAGTCACATAATCCATCACTAATAATCTATTGGGATATACATTATTTGATCTATAATCTTCTTCATCAGCAGGATATGTCCAATAGACAAGTTCTTCATAATAATCACGCACGCCTTGAATGCGTAATGGCCCATCATTGATATTAGATATACCAAATATATTATCAGGAATATCTTCGTCAATACGCTCAACATTTAATGCATTACATGCATGAACTCCAGTGGAACCCATACCCATAACTATTTTATCGAAAGGAATGGTTGAATGAGTAGATTCTACGCCGAGTTCAGTATTAATCTTCTGAAAAATAAATGGGTCAAGATCATTATTAGTAAAGACCAATTCATAAGTACTATTCTCAAAAAATACGATAAGCCGATCTTTTAATGACTGGACCGATATTATAGATTCATTCGTTGGTGCATCTCTGAATCCCGCAGAGCCTGTTTGGTAATTCCATGCATTAACATCAAGTGGATTTCCCGCTTCAGAAAAACGAACTCTATTCGCATATGTTTGAGGTACTGTAGAAACAACTTCTTGTACATTAAAGAGAAGTAATCGACTTTTGAATACGGTACATATAAGAGCGGTTGTTATAGTATCACCAGCATTATTTGTTACTGGTGGTGTTAGTGTGAACCAATTAGTTCCATCAAAGTATTGGATACCATCAGCTGCCACATAGTTTACCACAAACATAAGATAATTATTGGCATTAACACCGCGCCAATTTGTGGTCCAATGAAAATTGCTATCAGATCCGGTCCATAATCCAGTACTCATATCTCCTGATTGTTGCCATCCTATACCTTGTGTATATTGCTATGAAAATTGCGTATCAAATGCAATCGTAATCTCTGAATCTATATTTACTTGTTGATATATTCCAAAGTGCATAACAGGAGTGGCAGGATAAAAATATACCGCAGTAGAATCTAATGAATTTTCTATAGTTAATGTTCCAGTTGTAGTGGAATACGTATATACAGTGGCATTAAGACTAGTCGTTAACATAACTGCAGGATTACCATCAGCAACAACTATAAAATATTCATGGCCTATAGAAAACATTTGTCCTATAGCAAATGTGCTTCCTGGAACCGTGATGGTTATATCACCAATCATACTAGTAGTGCCAATATTAATTCTTAACCGAGTGAATTGTTGTTGAAATAGATCAGGTTGTGTCTGGTCCATAACTCTTTCACCAGCCCGTTTCTTAACCCTACCGCGCCAAGAATATACATTGCGTAAAAGTTGATATGCATCATCTGCAATTAACCATGGCTTGCGATTCGTTTGCGTTCCCGATTTAAGAGGAGCAATAAGAAACGGTTGAAGTGACCCTGCCATGATAACTCCTTATATACCCAATGCAATAAAATAGAATGGTGATGCTGAAGCCAATGCGGTATTTGTTTGGAATGTATTAACCGTAAAGTTTGTAGCAGTTTTTGCAGTTAATGTTATACCAGTTGCTGCCCCAGAAAAAGGAATACAAACTATAGTAAATACATCAGTGAATACTGGAATAGTCCCTACAACAGGAAAGGTATATACATATCCAGTTCCTGTAGAATTTCCTTGTCCCCATTTTAATAATATACCAGAAGGTAATCGTGTCCACCCAGGGGTTGCTGCTAATAATCCGGTCCATTCAATTATAGATCCCGCATTTTCACGTTGCCATGCAAGTTCCGTAGTAGCAGTTAAAGTGCTTTGCTGAGACCACATATTTGCTTGTCCTATTGCAGTAGCCGTAGGAGCAGCGTTATTTGGCATGGTTACTTGTGCATGCATACCTTGATTAGCAGTATTGAACAATACATGATTTACATTCCAAGCAGTATTCAACTGCTGAAAATTCTCTAATATATCATCTTGTGAATCACTTAATATATCAGTAGGCTGTGGAATATTTGGATTATACGTTGGCATATAAGTTCCTTACCAATAAAAGTTGAAGTTTCCAGAACCGAATTGATTTCTATCAAGAAGTTGATTTGTATAAATGGTTCCCACTTGTTCGTTACTATACTGAACCCAAGATCTTCTCTGAACCAATAGTTCTTGTTTTTTAAATTCTGGCATCAATAAATTAACTGTATCAAGATCATTTCTATCTTGTAGTATTTTTACTGCCGCACCATATGCGATATATTGCCAATGTTGTTCAAGCTTAGGGCTCTGACCAGATTCAACAAGAGCAACAGGTCGAATGTATACTTCCATATTAATAGGATATGGCTGATCAGGAACTGGTCTTAAAGTAAATTTATCATCATAGTACAATATACTCGTAGGCCTTGATGGTTGATAAGGAAAAGTCATTGCATTAACGGCTATGCCAGGTCCAGGAGCAGTCATATAATTAAAGGTAAATGCACCCGTAACATAATTTATAGTTCCCACTTTCGTGGTTCCCTGTAACAAGTTTCCAAGACCATCATCGTTTACTACCAATCCAACATTTGTGGCAGTAATAGAAGAAAAAGTAACTTCATTTTCCAAAACGGGAACTTGAGGCAATATACCGCTGAATAAAGTATTAATTCCATTACCAGAACCAACAAGATTAATACTGTTAGACATAGGCCAAACATTATAAAACTCTTCTGGTTTCTGTGAGAATACCATTTTGTTTCCCGCAGAATACATTGGATAATGCGTAGTTATATAATTGTTATCGAAGTTAAACAATTCAGGAACTAATGCCGTTGTATCGGTCGTATAGGTATCTATATATGGCAAACAATACCAAGTTAATGTTGTACGAAATTCAAATAATCGTAACTCCTCCGGAAAATCATACAAGATAAATGTATTAACATAGTCTTGAATATCTTCATCAGATATTTGATTTTGCGAAGGGGAACGTGTTAGTCTTCTTACTTTTGTCGTAATATCTTGTAATGTTGCCATATAAAATACCTTTAATGGTGCACATTGTGATTGCCTAATTCGTGTATACCAATTAATTGTTATAATAAATTGTCGGACGGATTAAACCTAAATTTTTCATCCAGGAGGCGGTGATGGATTCGGGTATGGAGGATATTCTGTTCCATAAAGAACATTAACATTAGGTCCATAAAATTGAGTAGCTAATTCTCCAACTGGAATTGCTTGTGCTGATTGTTGCGCTCCTTCTGGAACAACAAATTGATCATAGTATGTTGTGTTAACATTGATAGTTAATAAATCGGTCGGATAGGTCGGTGTACTTAAAATAAGTGCCACTTGATTGTTTAATTGCCCCATACCGAACGAAAGTGGAAGGAC